AGAACAAACTTTATTATTAGAAAAAAAGTATGAAAAGTTTATTAAAAAAGAAGGAATATATGAACCAGAATGGATAACAGAAAGTTTTTCCGAATATAAATCTTTTAAACCATTAAGATACCTTATAGAAAACAATTTAGTAGTTAAAGATGATGATGGAGATTGGATTTTAGTTCAATATTCTTTTGGAACTACTAATACTGAAGAATTTTTTCATTGGGAAAAAACAGGATACCAAAGAGTATGGAGTATCTTCAAATGGAAATCAGACACTGATTTAGATGAAAATCATACTTATTATTCTATAGAAACTAAAGATGGATGGAATAGAAAATACCTTAAAATTCTATTAAATAATCATGGATATTCTAAACATATCCATCCGAATGGATTTTGGGTTGAAACAGTTAATAGAACTGGTAGAGATGATGGTTATGGAGAAAACCAATTATACTATAAAGATTCCCTAGGAAACACCTCAGGTAAAATGCCGGTAAAAATTGGAAAAAAAGTTCAAGAAATAAAAGATAAAGGAATAGAATTTGGATTTTACAAGTTTTAATCGTATATTCACAACATAAATAAATAATAAGTTATGAAGTTAACAGCAGAAGAAATTGAGGGAAATTGGAATACATTTATAGGATATATAAATAAATATATTTCATCTCCCCGTAAAGAAAAATTATTAGATTTTTATAAAAAATTTGAAGACCGTTTAGTCTTAATGCCCGCGGCACATAAAAAAGAATACCACAATTCATTTCCCGGAGGTTATATTGATCATGTTAATCGAGTTATTGAATGTAGTCTTAAAGTTAATTCTGTTTGGTCTGAAATGGGAGTTGATAAGACAACTTATACTATTGAAGAATTAGTATTCTCTGCTATAAATCATGATTTAGGTAAAATGGGAGATGAGGAACATGACTCATACATCCCTCAGACTGATAAATGGAGAAGAGATAAATTAGGAGAAGATTATAAATTTAATGAAAAAGTTCCATTTGCTTCAGTTCCAGATAGAAGTCTTTTCTTACTTCAATCACATGGAGTACAGTATACATTTAATGAGATGATAACTATCCAGACACATGATGGTTTATATGATGAAGCTAATAAAAAATATTTATTTTCATTTACTCCAGGACAAAAACCTAGAACAAGTCTTCCTTATATAGTTCATCAAGGTGATTTAATGGCAGCTAGAATTGAATTTGAACGTGAGTGGTTGCCTAAATTAAGGGGAGAAGTAGAAAAAGAGGACAACTTTAAGCTAAAATCAACGAATAAAACAACTAAAGATAAGGCATTAGGCAGTATCAAAAGCAACAGTTTAAATAATTTATTACAAGGATTATGAGTTTATTAACGATAATATTATTAGCATTAGGAGTAGTAGTAGCAGGAATTTTAGGATTTACTACAATTAACCTACTTAGAAAGAATGAAAAACAAGAAGACATATTATCTTCTTATATGTTATATCTAGACCGAATATCTAGATGTATTGAACTTTCAGACAAGAGATTAAAAGAAATTGATGAAAAAGGTACTTTCAAGTCAGATGATGAGATTGGTTTTTTCTTTGATCAGGTAACACAAATTCAAGGAATTTTAAATGAATTCCAGGTTAAAGAAGTTAAAGAAACAAACAATGGCTAGANTAAAAAGAAGAAGACCTAAACAGAAAAGAAATTATTTTACTCATGAAGCTGAAGATGCTATCTTACTGTTTAATAAAACTGATAATGCAGATGAAAGAAGTAGATTATATTCTAAGTATATCCATTATCCTTTTTTTAAGTTAACTCAAAATATAATTCATACTTTTAAGTTTTATCATACAGAAGTAGAAGATTTAGAACATTTACAACATGAAATAGAGGTTTTTCTATTAGGAAAACTTCACCTGTATCATCATAGTAAAAGTATTGATGATAGATTACATAGAATTATAGTTAGAAAATATCAATATGGAAATTATGAGGATTATCTAAAGGATTATAAAGATGAATTAATAAATAATATAGAAGTTGATCCTGGTCCTCAATTAACTCAAGATGAATTTATATTCATGCTTGAAAGAAAAGCAGCATTTGCTGAAAAATATGGGATATTTAAAAAAGGAACATTTCTTGAATTTACTAATAATAGTGATAAAATAACCCAAGAACAAATAAATACATTTATTGAAGATTATAAGGATGTTTTAGATGAAGAATGTTTTGGAAAATTAAAAAAACTAACTCCACCTAAAGCTTACTCATATTTTGGAACAATTACTAAGCGATGGTTAATTAATTATTGTAATGGTAATTATGGTAAAAAAATTAAAAAAGATACTATTGAAGACTTAGCTCAGGATATTTCCCACTCTTATGGATTAGATGAAGTTATTACTCCTAATGATAGATTAGCTAATTTTTTAGATGAGTATGTAGAGTATATTACAGACAATATTTATGATCTATTTCCTAAATCTAATGATGCCAAAGTTGCAGATGCTGTTTTAGATTTATTTAGAAAACGAGAAGATATTGATATTTTTAGTAAGAAAGCATTATATCTACATATACGTGAATTAGGTGATTTTAAAACACCTAAAATTACTAAAGTATCTAATAAACTAAGTGATATATTTAAAGAAAAATATACATTTTACCTAGAAAATGGGTATGTTGATTTTGAAACCTGTTAAATATTTAATATTTATAACAAAATCAATTTATTATGGGTAATCTTGATAAAAAAATATTTGGTAAGAAAAAATTCTCTGACATTCTATCTGAGATATATGAAAACCAAAAACGTAAAGAATCCCAAATATCAGCTTTAATACAAGAATTAAAACCTTTAATTAATGATATTGGAGATGCTACCCTAATAGTTCCCCTTATTAAAGAATATATGGACTTAGGTATTAAAAATGATGAACAACTTATTAAAATGTCTACTATTATTCAAAGAGCTCTAAATAATAGTACTAGTGAGGATGGGGGGTTTGGTTTAACTGAAGATGAAAAAAAACAACTCTTTCAAGAGATAGAAAATTTTAACGGAGGTAAGGATGATAAATAGAACAGGTCTTAATGGATTAAATAGAAATTTATCAAATCCAAAAGGATCACAAGATAAATTTAATAACTCACTAGCTACTTTAAATGGTAAAGTTATAGCTGGTAGAGTAAATGATATTGTTTTAGATGAAAATCATCCTAAATTTAATGATGTTGGAGGTCTAAATGGTTTAGGTACTATATTTTATTCAATTCTTCCCGGAGTAGAATCTACTAAAGATGATCAAATAGCTAAACCCTTACATCCTCAAAATAAAACATATCCTCTTATTAATGAAATAGTTCTTTTATTTTATCTTCCTGACACTCTAATAGGAGAAAATTTAAATTCAAAATCCTATTATTATATTAATAATATTAATCTTTGGAATCACCCACACCATAATGCTTATCCTAACCCAGTAGAAGATAATCAACCTCAATCCCAAAAAAAAGACTACCAACAAGTTGAAGGAGGATCAGTAAATAAAGTTCCTGATGAACCTCCAAAAATTAATTTAAACAGTCCTCTTAACTCAAGTCAAAATACTTTTAAAGAAAGAACTAACATTCATCCTTTAATGCCTTTTATGGGAGATATTATTTATGAAGGAAGATTTGGTCAAAGTTTAAGATTAGGAACAACAGCTAAATCAAAAAGTAATTATAAAAATTTATGGTCAACAGTAGGTACTGAAGGAGATCCTATTACAATTTTAAGAAATGGACAACCTAAAAAATCAAGTGATAAAGGATGGGTTCCTATAACTGAAAATATAAACTCAGATTTATCTAGTATATACTTAACATCATATCAAAAATTAAATAATTTTAATGCAGCTAGTAGAGAATTATATGATTCATATAAAATTAAACCTATAGCCCCTAGTCGATATACAGATCCTCAGATAGTTTTAAATTCTGATAGAATTGTAATTAATGCTAAAAATGATCATGTACTATTAAGTTCTCAAAAATCTATAGGTATGTCTACTGTAGGAAGTGTAAATATAGATGCTGTCTCACATTGTATTAGTTCTAATGATATTAAATTGGGATCTATAAGAGCTGAACAGCCTGTCTTATTAGGAGATAATACTGTTGAAGTTCTAATACTATTAACAGAAGCTGTTAAAAATTTAGCTTCTATACTTGAAGTTCAAAAAGATTGGCCTGGAGGAGCACTTAAAACATCATTTAATGCAATAGCAGGTAATGTAATAACACAAATTGATAGTGATGATGGTATTTTATCTTTACTAAATAATAATAGTCTTAAATCTAAAACTACAAAAGTACAATAATGGCTAATGATAGTTTTTCCTTAAAGGTGGGATCAAAGGGTCCTAATGTAAAGACACTTCAACAAGGTTTAGGAATTGGGGCCGATGGTGATTTTGGTGATGGTACTAAATCTTCTGTAATACTTAAGCAAAGAGAGAATAATATAGAAGAAACAGGTGAAGTTAGTAAAGTTTTCTTTGAATTAATTTTAGGAAATACTTCATTTGAAATACCTTCTTTACCTCCTCAAGATCCTACTACTATAGAATATTCAAACCCAAACTTCATCCAACCTTACTCTAATAATCCTTCAATATCTTCCCCAACTACGGCATCTTGGGGATATAATGAACTTGGTCAAACTCTTAAACTTGGAAACCAACTTGGAGGAGAGGTTAACTCACTTCAAGGTTCCCTTAGTGCTCTTGGAGAAGCTACAGGAATAGAATTTTTAGCTTCAGCCTCATTTAGTATTCCTACATTAGATCTAAGATATGCATTAGACTTAATAGGTATTGATCTAGATAAAGAATTAGAAAAAATCTTAGATAAACCTGGAGGAGCAGCTCTTTTAGCTCAAGTTCAATCTACTTTTAAAGATAAACAAACTGGAAAATTTACAATTTCTGGTTCTTCTGTAAATACCTCATCTCTTAATCCTTTTGAAAACTTTCCTTCAAAAATAGAATTTGGTACAGTTGTAGGACAAATAGTTGATGATAAAACTAACGCACCCTTACCAGGAGTTAAAGTAAGAAATCCATTTTCATTACTCCCAAACCGAAAATCATCAGTGACAGATAAAAATGGTAAATTTGAAATAGAACATCCTGTAATTCCTTCTATATTAGTTGATCTAGGAATTATTGATCCTAGTTTATTTGGGTTAACAATTACCTTAAAAAAATATACAGAACCAGCTACTGAAGCTAATCAAGAACCAAGAACATTTAGATATCTTCCAAAACAATATACTCCTTACACATCCACCGGAAAATTAAAAGGATATAGAGCAGACTTAGAAGAAAGGCCAAATAAAGGTATAGGAATAATTCCTTTAAGAAGACTTGAAGGTGATCTAGCAAAACAAATAAGAAAATTCCTACAATTTCCTAAGATCCAAATAAAAGAATATACCCAAAAGGATGTTACTTATGAATTTAATCTTCAAAAACAAACAGCTGATGCTATAGCTAAATTAAAATCAATAGTTATACCCTTATTATTAACATTAATAGCAATATATGGTGTTAGCCAACTAGCTCCTTTAATTAAAGCTAAAAAAAGTGGAATTAAAGAAGATGCTCAAAAAGAATTTGATAAGATAAAAGACGCAATTTTAAATCCTAGTGAAGAAGACGTAAAAAAAATAATTAAGAAAAAAAATAAACTTGTAAAAGTTCTTAATGATACTCTTAAAATAGTAGAAGATACAACCTTAATTTTAGAAGTAGCTGATGACCTTATTGATATTACTGATACATCCTATCAAATTTTAAAAGTTCTTCCTGTCCCAACAGCTGTACTTGGAGTAGGAATACCAATTTCTGTAGTTAATAATGTACAAGATGCTAAAACAGTTTTAGATGTTAGGATAGTACAAGCTAAACATATAACTAAAACATCTTTATCTATTTTAAGATTACTAGAAACAACTTTAGGAACAGTTGTAGATTTATTAGATATATTAGATATGTTTGTTCAATTTAGTGCCGAATTATCTCCAACAAATATTGAATCTGAAGAAATTAGTGCTGAAATAAGAGATATAGGTAAAGAAGAAGCTAGACAATCTTCTCCCATAATCACAAATATAAATGGATTTGAAATGAGTATTGAAACAGAAAATACAACTAAAACTGTAAAACGTAGAAGAGCTATAGCTAGAAATGGAGCAGGAATAATAATGTTAAAAGGAAAATACTCATTTAGTTCTATTGATCAAATATTAATAGATGAATTAATATTTTATATAAAACAAAATAAATTAAAAGCAAATTAATCAAATATTTATAATAGATGAAAACATTACAATTAAAAAATTTAATTAAAGAAGCGGTAAGAGAAGCAATTCAAGATGAATTAAAGGATATTTTATTAGAAGCAATTAAATCTCCTAAAACTATAGTTAATGAATCTATCCTACCTCCAGTTAATATTAGCAATAAACCAACTCCAACTCCTAACAGAGATATGAAAGCTAAATATGAAAATATGATGGGAGCTTTAGAAGATACAAAAATGTCTTTTACATCTCAAGATGCTGTTCCTATGAATACTATGGGTATGGATCCTGTAAATGGACAACTCCCACAAGGTTCTGTTAGTTTAGATCAAATTGGAAATTTACTTAGTAGTACATAATGCCTTTTAACGAACAACAGATATCCCCTATTGATTTTAATAGCTCAGCAGCTGTTGGAATTGATCTTCCTTTTAATGGTAATGCCGTTTTTAAATCTAATTTTCAAACTCAAAATGCTATAAAGAATAATCTAATTAATTATTTCTTAACAAATCCAGGAGAGCATTTTTTAGATCCTGAATTTGGGGGTGGTTTAAGAGATTTTTTATTTAAACAAATAAATGATGGTAATATAGATTTTTTAAAAGAAGATATTTCTACTAAAATAGTGGAATTTTTTCCTAATATTATTCTTACTTCATTAAATGTTTCCCAAAATGTAGATTTTAATTCTCTTATAGTTGATATAAATTACCAAGTTGCTAATACTAATATCAATGATAATATAACTTTAGACTTATAATATGGCTACTCCTAAACGTGATATAAAATACTTAAATAGAGACTTTTCATCTCTTCGAAGTAGACTTATTGAGTTTTCTCAAACATACTTTCCAAATACTTACAATGACTTCTCCCCAGCATCTCCAGGAATGTTATTTATGGAACAGTCTGCCTATGTTGGTGATATTTTAAGTTTCTATTTAGATAATCAAATTCAAGAAAACTTTTTACAATATGCTAGACAAACAAATAATATATTTGAACTAGCTTACATGTATGGATATAAACCTAAAACAACAGGTGTAGCTCAAGTAGATATAGATTTCTACCAACAACTCCCAGCAAAAACAGTTGATGGGATAGTAGTTCCTGATTATGATTATGCTTTAACAATCCCAGAAAATACTTCTGTAACATCTACTGTTGGTGGAGATCAAAGTTTTATAATTCAAGATAAAATTGATTTTACATTTTCATCCTCTCAAGATCCTACTGAGATATCAATATATCAGATCTCAAATAATGCCCCGCAATATTATCTTTTAAAGAAAACAAGAAGAGCTATATCCTCCACTATTCAATCCTCCCTATATAATTTTGGATCACCTCAATCATTTACAACAATTAATTTAAATGATACTAATATTATTAAAATATTAGACATAACAGATACTAATGGTAATATATGGAGTGAAGTTGATCATTTAGGACAGGAAATGATATATGAAAAAATTAATAATACCAATCCTAATGATCCTAATAATGTTCAAGATAGTGGTGAAGTACCTTATTTATTAAGTTTAAAAAAAGTTCAAACAAGATTTTCTACAAGATTTACTTCCTTAACAAATCTTCAAATCCAATTTGGGGCAGGTACATCTACAGATAATGATGAAAATATTATTCCTAATCCTAATAATGTTGGAATAGGTTTATTATCTAATCAAGATAAATTAACATCAGCTTATTCTCCTACTAATTTTTTATATACTGATACTTATGGAATTGCTCCTTCAAACACTAGTTTAAATGTAAGATATTTAACAGGTGGGGGGGTTAGTTCTAATGTTCCCTCTAATTCATTAACAAATCTTCAAACTGAAACCATAATCTTTAATAAAATTAATTTAAATACTACTATTGCTAACTATATATTTAATTCACTATCATCAAATAATCCTTTAGCTGCTAGTGGGGGGAAAGGAGGAGATACTTTAGAAGAAATAAGGCAAAATACTTTAGCATCTGTAGCTTCTCAACAAAGAGCTGTAACTGCTGAAGATTACTTAGTTAGAACTTTAAGTATACCTTCTGAATATGGTTCTGTATCTAAAGTTTATATGGAAAAACCTAAATTAACAGATACACAAGTTTCAACAATTGAAACCTTAAATTTATTTTGTTTAGGTTTAACTTCTGAAGGTTATTTAACTCAACCCTCAAACACACTAAAGAAAAATATAAGAACCTATTTATCTCAATATAGAATTATAGGTGATAATATTGAGATCAGAGATGCTTTTATTATTAATATAGCTATTAATTTTGAAATTGTAGTTTTACCTGATTTTATTAATACTGAAATACTTTTAAGTTGCATCCAAGAATTAGAAAATTATTTTGATATAGATAAATGGCAAATAAATCAACCTATTATATTAAGAGATTTATTTATTTTATTAGATAAAATAGAAGGTATTCAAACTGTAAAATCTTTAAATATATCAAATAAAGCTGGAACTACATCAGGATATTCTCAATATTCTTATGATATAGAAGGTGCTACAAGTAATCAAGTAATATACCCATCATTAGATCCAAGTATATTTGAAGTTAAATATCCTACCCAAGACATTAAAGGAAAAGTTGTTCCATTATAATATTTATAAACATGGCTATATATAAAATCTTTCC